CTGGATCACGCCGGGAATCGTCGTGAGGGAGTTCTTCAAAATCTCGGTCATCCTAGTGCCCTCCATAAGTAGAAGCCTATACCAGCGAGAACTTTTATCGTCATCACCGTTATGGCGGTGGCCAGAGTCACACGTAGTATGTCCCCAAGGTCCATCATTTTGGATCGGGGTACTTACGCGCAGGAAGCTGCCAGTGCGGCCCATCCTTGAAAGATTTCCAATCGCCGCCCCATTCAACAGCGACGCCGACATCCTTCGCAGCCTGCTTCACAGTTTCCGCGAGAGGATAATATAGAGGCCAATCCCACCGAATAACTCCACCAACAACGGGAGCAATGTCAACAGCAAATCCATGGATATGCCTCGACTTCATGGTTTTGGATGCGCCCTTTTTCACGAGTTCACGCTGACGGGCGATAGACCGACGACCCTCAAGAACTTTGAACTCTACCTTGGAAATCTCAGCGGCGCGACGAATGACCTTGGCAAGATCGGGGTGAACTCCGCGAAGCAACAGGTCTGAGTTGGGGCCAAGTTTGAATCCCATTACCTACGTCCTTCTCTTTCCAGTCGAGACTCGATACGACTTACAATCTGGAGTATGCTTGTCAGACGTTCATCGGCTCTGGCTTGGTTTGTCTCAAGTTGGCGTATACGTGTTTCAGTCTGCGCTTGGTTAGCTTCCAGTTCCTGAATACCTTTATGCGTTACATCGCTACGCTCAGCCATGGTCCCCCATGCAACAGCGACAGCGACGCCCATGGCGATCAAGTTGATTAGGTTTCCCAGAGAGAAATCCCAGCGCATGGGTGAGTCAGCCATGACTAGCTCCAGTTACCGACTGAGGTTGCAGTAGCACCGCCGACTTGATGAATTTTGAAGTAACTATCCGTACCAACAACTGCGGCAGCAGCCGTAGTCTGCGATACCGATGGGATGATAGTCCCTTGGACTGTCACACGAATGACCCCACGAATAATTGCATAGCCAGTTGTCGATGTAGATGCCGTGCAAAGAGTTGTGTTCGCCGCAGTGTTAAACGTAGTCTGCGTGTTAGATGCTGTCGCAAGCGCAGCGTCAGTAGCCATAGATGTCCACGAGTAAGTGAACGTAGCCGTACCAGTGATATCAAAACCAAATGAGCCAGATGATGCGCTCATAGAAGTCAGGCTGAATGTAGATTCAAAGAAGTACGTTCCAACAGGAAGCGTAATAGCGCCACCAGCCGGACCTCCACCTCCATCAAAAATTGGCTGCGCCGCTGTCTGGCTAGTGAGCGTATTAGCAGAAGTCAGCGCAACAAAATGCTGCGTTACGGCAACACCACGATTACTTGCCGCAGGCGTTTTATAGAAAACTGTACCGTCATACTCCATGACACCGGCAGTGGGCGTCGTCAGATTTGTACCAGACGTAAACCGCAGTGGTGCAAGAGACGTAGTACCAGCAGCCAAGACCGTAGCGCCGTTATGTGTCGCCGTGCCGGTAAACGTAGATGTACTCGTAACAGCAAGCGTTCCGCCAACGGAGACATTGCCTGTCGTAGTGACGGAAGCAAGCGTAGCTGTCCCTGACCCACTAATGGTCGGGCTCGTAATCGTCGGACTGGTAAGCGTCTTATTAGTAAGCGTATCTGTCGTCGCCCGTCCGACCAACGTATCCGTTGAAGTCGGAAGCGTCAGCGTACCTGTATTCGTGATCGTAGAAAACACAGGAGAAGTCAGCGTCTTGTTGGTCAGTGTCTGGGTCGAATCCGTATCGACCATCGTCTTACGTGTAGACCCGGTTCCAACCGTTAAAAGCTCGTTATCACTATCCCATGCTACAGAACCATCGGCAGTCTGCGCCGGAACCGTAACCGCCGGAAGCAGGATCGTACCGCTCGTGGCATTAAGAGTTTTACCACTTCCGATATTAAGGCCAACAGCCGTACCTGTGCCTGCGGCTGCAAAATAGTCAGTCTCAAGCGTATCGATCTGATCGGAGATAGCGTCCGTAACCGCCTGCGCCGTGACACGAAGTTCGACGAGCGCGCCCGCAGCAAACGCAAGAGCGGATGTACTCTCCTGCGCGCGAACAATAGCCAACGAGTCTGTCGTACGGGCTGTAACCTTGACGACTTCAAAAACGCCATTCGTAGCAGTGATCGTAGCGTAGAAATACTCACCCGCTCCAAGCGTAGGGAATGAAGCCCCGGTACCTGAAGTAAGCGAAGCAGTCACATCCGACGCCGAAATAGCCGAGGCCAGATACCCAATAGCGTTGTTTTTAAGTTTAACGGTCATAGCTAGCCCCTACGCAAAAGTCGGAAAACGCACCAGCATTGGGGCGCGCATATTGGACAAGTTAGCCCTTGCCCGACGTTCAGCTATCATAAACGCAAACTGTCGGGCATGATAAGACGCCAACTCCCTATCAGACCACGCTACATTAGGAAGAACGAGAAGTTGTTGTAGCGCACCGTGAACGATAACATCTTCCAGTTCGTCAAGGATATGCTCATCCATCCCATCTGCGTTACGCTTCGGTTTAAGTGCATAGAGCATACGGATCGTGTATGTCTTATCCGTATCCGGCAACGGAAGGACAATGTACTTGTCGGGCGTAAGCTGGCAAATAGACCGAGGCTCAGAACCATCCGCAGTAGCTGCATCCGTAATGGTTACGGTACTGGTCGGGTTAAACTCGTCGACATTAAACTGCTGGGTGTTAAGCGGTTTCTTTGTCGTACCCGCCCAGACAGACTCAGTTGTTTCTCCGCTAAACAGATTAGCCCATGCTGGATAGATATAGAGCGCCTGCTCAAGTGTCAGTTTCTCCAACGGGAAATCATTAAGCATTGCGTCGAACACAACATGAACATCGGTATTTATGGGCTTGTTGTACCCATACTCGTAGGCACCCGGTGAAAGCGTGAACTCAGGCTGTGCATACCTCCAGAACAAAGTACGTTCGCAAACGCGGATCGCAGCCTTACGAACTTCGCGAAGCACCATGGGCTGCGGGCAACCCGGCACACTGGGCGACACTTCCTGAACAACAGTCGAAAATGCGCGGTCAGCCATCAGATCACCTCCCCGACGATCTGCGTCGCGCGAGACGCCTTCAATCCAGCGGCCTTAGTATCAGTCACAGTACGACTTTGCAGCGAAGTCGAAAGCTGCGAAGTAAACAGATCAAGGAATAGTTTTGCCCGATTGCTGTTGATATGCTCATCGTCAATCGACTCAGCCAAGAACACCGTACCATCCACAATAACAGGCATATAGGACTCGCTAGGCGCGGTGATAGTGTCCGTTAGCCCATAGTCTGACGGCACTCTGGCATACTCTCCGATGAGGATTGTACCAGCGGTCGGACGCGGATAAAGAAAGAACCGCTCAGCGTTCTTCACATGCCGCATAAAATTAGTTGGCGTACCAGATGCTTCAGACATCCACGTCGGGTGGCTACGAGACATCGTCTCGCGATCTACTTCCGTAATCGCTGACCCATCCTTGACCTGAAAGATGTCAATCAATCGAAGGGCGTCTGAGGGCAGAGCCTGAACGGCGCTATCTGCCTGTGTACTAATCTCCCCAATCTCACCGAAAAGATCAGGACGCAGCACCGACATACGCTTAAGTGTCTGATTTACATAACCTAACAGTTCCGTATCGCTATAACGATATGGAGTATCAACGTCCTGAATGATTCGACGGACATCGGTTATGATCTCAGATGGCGTCACTAACCAAGCCTCCGCGTCACTTCTTCATTCAGGTCTTCATTAGTATAGGCCGGTTCTTCAGGAATGTCATCCTTACGTTTGCGGCCACGGCGGGCAGGCTTAACCTCTTCCTCGATCTCAACTTCCAGTCCAGCCATGGATGCGGCGACTTCTTCAGAAGTCGGAAGCGGCTCAGCAAACTGGATTGACCGGGTAGGGAAGCGATCCGGAAACGCCTCTTCCTCAGAGACTTCCTCGCATTTAGGATTCCCTGCCAAATAACGATCCCACTCGTAGATGGTTCCATCTACCTTGTTTCTAAGCCATCTGGTCATTTGCCGAGTTTCCTGAGTGTCTGCGCCAGACGCGCACGTTGTCCTGTTTTACCGGGCTTCTTGGCCGCAGCGGCCAGAGCCTTGGTTGGGATTTTCTCACCAGCCTTGACACCCATCTCCTTGCGGAGAGCGCCGGGTTTCTTAATGGCTTTCTGAATCCACTTCTCAGCCATCACTTGCGTCCCTTCTTCTTGACCATCCCGCCCTTGCGATACTCTTCCATGTCGTCTTCGCATCCGCCTTTGCCGCGCATCTTCTTGCCTTCGCCGTTTTTCTTCATAACGACAACCATAAGCGCAGCCTTCGGAGCTTTCTTTGCGGGAGCCTTTGCCATTACGAACCCTTTCGTTTTCCAGATGGGGACACCGGCCACGACTTTCTGGCTGGTCCGGTCTTCTTGCTAGCCATACTGCGTTTCTCAGAAGCGGTCATCTTGGCGGCTGCAGCAGCCGGTCGGCAAGCAGGGTATCCCCTTTTGTCCTTTTCTCCGGAGCGACCGCAGGGCTTGCCGGTCTTTACATCGACCCACTTCTCGCCAAACCATTTGCCGAGACCGCCTTTAGCCACGCTTCACCCGATTGTCTGCGCCAGACCAAGACCCGCCGCGCTTTTTATATTCCTTCGCTGCCCACGCATTGGCGTAGGCGCTGGGGTAGACCTTGAACTTCTTCTTGGCTTCGGCCTTTACACGGGACCAGAGCGCCGCGTTGTTGGGGGTAGACTCTGCCATCTCAGCAATTCCATGCCCGAAGGCTTTTGTTAATATAGGCATCCGCCTCTGGATCGTCTCTACTACTCAGCAGATATATACGCGCAAACTCTAATAGCTCTGGGTCGTCTTTGAACTTCCCTAAACCTTGGTTGCAGTTCATACATAAGACACCTCTCACTACATTGGTTTCATGGCAGTGATCCACAGCCAACCTAGGGGCATCTTCTCCGCAGATCACACATACACGCTGCGTAGATAAAAGGTCTCGCAATGCTTCGTCTGAGATCATATGGCGATATTTCCCCCGCCGAATATCCGATTTGTACGCATTACGACACGCCCGACACCAACTATCAAGCCCATCCTTGGTCTTATTATGTAGTGGGAAAACATCCGCTGTACGCGCCTTTTCCTCCTTACACCGGGTACAAGTCTTCAGCAGTCCCATGCCCGCCTCGCTTTGTTGAGGCGACTATTAGGATCACGCGCTGCCTTTGGAAACATTTTCGCCTGTCCTGCACTACGAGCGCAAAATGACTTGCGCCGCTTAGCATCTTCTTCAGTTTTTGGGTTGGGCGCAGGAGGTTTCAGTCCCGGTTTTCCGGGGTTAGCTGCATTATAGGAAGCCCGCCCCTTGGCGTTCAATCCGCCCTTTGGGTTCTTCCCTTCCTTACGTTGCCATGCTGGGGTCTTGGCCATTAGGCAATCCTTTCGACAACAACGATAGCGGGAGGCGTAGCTGGAATAGCTGGGGTCACACCGGGGCTAGCAGATACCGCTGCGCGATAGAGAAGTGTTACTCCGGCTGAAGAAGGATACCAATAGACCTCAATGTAGTCATTGGCGGCGACAGTCTCGAACAACTCAATAGCGAAAACAAGTGTGCCGCCAGAGTTATTTGCCGGGATAGATACGCGCGAATTGGAACTGGCGATATTTGTTCCGTTCTTTGCAAACCAGATATCGACATTGCGTTCACTGCCGTCGGAATTGTCGATCTGTATGCTCACATTGAACCGATACGTACCAGCGGCTGCAAGCGTGATCTGACTATTACTGGCGACTGTGATACCTGCACCAGTGACGCCTGCCGTTGCCCATTTAACTGCAGTCTTATCCGTCGTACTGCCCGTCTGAGCCGAAGTACCAGCATCATAAAATGACGCATATGCACGACCTGAGAGACTAGCGAACGGGATTGTGACACCCGTAATCGACCCACCTGTGATCGCGACATTGCTGGCAACCTGCGTCGCCATAGACCCAAGGCCGAGGTTTGTGCGAGCAGTTGAAGCGTCCGACGCACCTGTACCACCATCAGCAATAGCCAGATCAGTGATGCCGGAGATAGACCCACTCGTGACTGCAATATCATTAATCTGAACAGTGCCCGTAGTAGCAGATATCTGCCCGCCCTGAAGCCTGATATTTCCGACAGATAGAGAATCGATCCCAAGTCGAAGCGCAGTCGCTACACCAGCCCCACTATAAACGGGTTTCTCAGCCGCGTCCGGTCCTCCATCTATATGGAGAAGCTGAGAGTAGGTAGCATTGATTTTGCTAGCGGTAAGGTTGGTCGGCATCACGCTACCTCAAAGAGGGAAACAGGGGCCGTAGCCCCTGTTATTAGCTTACAGCAGCACTGAACGGCGTAGCCTCAACACCAGTCGCAATGATGTTTCCATGCACTGCGTACAGGTTAGTAGCCACGTCGATAAACGTCAGGATGCCGCCAGCAAGTCCACCGGTCGTAGAACCGTTCATCGTGATCGTATCGCTTGCCGCTACTGTGCTGAACTCGGTGCCGGTACCAGCAGCCTGATCCGTGACATAGATCGAACCGGACATAACGTCCGTCGCATCCGCCACCTGAATCTTGTAGCTATTGCTAGTAACCGCAGTCGCAGCACTGAAGCGGAAAACCGCACCAGAACCAGTCGCAGCAGGCAGCGTTACAGTGACGCCAGCAGCACGATTCAGAACGATGACTTTCCCGTCATGGGACGCCTTCGTAACCGATAACGTAGCCGCCGTCGCAGATGTAAGCGAAGTTGAAACCGTATCGTACTCAAGACTGATCGCTTTCAGCCGAGAGTGTGTGACCCCATCATAAACAGCCATTGTGACCTCCTATAAGAAGGTAGGGGCCGAAGCCCCTACGATCAGTTCGGGTTGAGGACAACCGCGAAGCAGCGGAGGACGCAGTTCGTCGGAGCGGCTGTGTTAATCAGAAGATCAATCGTGTCGTCCGACGTACCGATAATGACCGGTGCCCCCAGTCCGTTACCGGCAGCCCAAGACCAACCAAGGGCGTTCGACGCGATGTCGTTACCAAAGGCATTGGCAGCGGCGGGCGAAGCACCCGTGAAACCAAAGTCAAAGGTAGCCGTCGTGTTGGTCGCTTCCGCTTCCGTCACCTGAAACCCAGCGTGCAGGACAATAGAATTGGCCGGAAGCTGGATAACCTGAAGCGTATCAGCCGCAGCAAGCGCCGTGGCGCTAGCCGCTGAACGGGCAGCGACAATCGTCGTGAAGTCAAGTACGACCTCAATGTAGGAAATGCGATTACCGCCGAACGCGGGGTAATCAGCCGTACCCTTATTGAAGCCAAGCGTATCAGTATAAGCAGCCATGATGAAGCTCTCCCTTACGAGAAGGAAACGACGGATTCAAGGAGAGCCTCCGGCTTGACAACCTTGTAGCCATACACCTGAAGGCCACGAATGATGTCACCGAAAGTCGTCTCCGAACGAATGGTTTCCATCTCCGTCATCTGCGACGCGAAGGTGAAGCCCATCTTATGACCAGCAACGAGGTGGTACTTCGTGCTGGTCGTCACCTTGAGATTATGCGACACGTAGAGTGTGAAGCGGTCAATCATGCCAAGGCGACCATTGCGAAGCGGAGAGGCCGAGTCGCCGGTAAGCGACGCATCCTTCAGTTCCGACTTCTTAATCAGACCAGCCATACGAGCCGGGATGACGAGGAAGCGGTCCTGCTCCGGAACATTGGCTTCGTCAAGGACGGTGCCCATGTCGACGATCAGATCGAGGACAGAAGACGTACCGCCAGAACCGTCCTTGGTAACGGTCAACGGCGCACCCGTCGTGCCAAGATTGAACGCAGCCGACTGTTCACCAGCCGTCAGGCCCTTGTTCGCAGCCGCAACATCAACAAGCATATCCGTCAGGACGCGCTGGTCGATCTTGATCTTCATCTGCTCGGATGCGTCTTTCGACCACATGTCCATGAGCTTGATGTCCGACTGAACCTTGTCGATGTCGTCTTCGACGCAGGCAAAGTACTCACCCTTGTCGATGAGCAACTGAACCTTCGGCTTGTCGGGGTTCTCGACCGTCAGGCTCTGGCCCTTGACATAGTCGCGGATCGTGATGTTCGGGATCGTACGGATATTAACCGTATCGCCCTGACCTTTGATCTCGCCTTCATAATCCGTGTTGGCGATAGCGCCAAGCACCGTAGCGTCGTAGAAGTTCTGAATGAGCTTGCCGCTCCAGATTTCCGGAATGAAGTTTCCGGAATAGTTAGGACGGCCCGCAGAGACGGGAAAAGACATGGGTTAGCTCCTGCTTAACCAGTGGCGACAATGCGATTTTCGCGTTGTGCAGCGAAGATATCGCGTTCGATTCGGTCGCGCTCAGCTTCCTTCCCCCGATAAACACCCTTACGTACGTCATCAAAGAACTTCTGAATGTCCTTTGGCGCATAGGTTTTGGACTGATCCTTCGCTGGAGCGCCGCCTCCACGGCTGCGCCCCGGCGCGACCTGTCTATCGAGTTCAGACGCTACTGCGTCCCGAGGTGATTGAGCAACAGAGTGGCCTACGTTACCCTGCCAAGCATTGAAGAAATTAACGACACGGCGCGTATCAAGATTGCGCTGGGCGTCTTCCAGATATGTCTGTCGGGACATGCCCGTCAGCGGGTCCACTTCCATGAGCCAGTCCAGAAAGTTCTGATCTGCGTTGATGTCTCTCCAGTTGGGGACAGCCGCAGATAGTTCTGACCAGAACATTTGCTCAGACGAAACAGCCTGTTTATGTGCGACCTGTTCGACACGAGGAATAACACTGGTCTGCATCTGACGAATCATCTGCTCCAGTTCGGCAATACGATTATCGCGAGCCGACAATGACTCCTCCGTCACGCGACGCATGACATCAATGGAATCCCCGTATTCTTCGATATCTTTCTCGGTCACAAGTTTCGTAGCCGCCTGTTGCGACTTTGCAGCCGGTCCAGACAGAGACGCCAAAAGCTGTTCTAGCTGTGTAACACGCTGATTTATCTGCTGATTCTCAGCCCGAAGCCGGGTTGTATCAGCATTGTACATACCTTGAAGGGTCTTGTACCGCTTCTCGAAAGTCTCTTCTTCCTTGGTGTCCGGACGCCTTTGCTCGTTAGACGCGGACTCAGGTGCAGTATTCTCGACACTGTCGGCCTGCTCAGAACCAGACGCACCAACACCTTCCTCAGCCGTAGCGACAGTGTCTTCTACGGTTTCGGACTGGGTATCGGCCTGCGAATAGTGCTTCGCAATAGCCTCAGACTGACGACGAATCTGCTCGGGTATGGCCATTAGAACGCTCCTCTCGGTGTGCGTGGTTAAGTGGCGGGCTATCTCTTCCGAGATTCTGCTGCCAAATCAGGGGCATCTTGTAACAGTTTATTCATTTCTGTCAACACTTGGCACCGCCCCTGCGCCAAAGATGTCGATCCTCCAACGTATGGAAGCTGCTCTAGTTCCCGCCTATACCATTCGCTCACCCACTGGACGACGGCTGGATGCTGACGGGCGATAGTGCCCCACTGTTGAAGAATTTCGGGAGGTGGACGTACCATTTAGCCTCCCTGCGGGCGGGCGACAGCCGCCTGCATACCACCGGCAGGGTTCCCTGCCTGATCGAGTGTAACGCCTTGCGGCTGCTGCGGAGCCTGCGCCTGCTGAGCCGCCTTAACCCGCGTCGTATAGGAGAGTTTGTCCCGAGACGGCACGATCTCGTCGACCGGCATCTGTAGACCCTTGGCAATCTCACGAAGAATCGCCGCGCGGCCATCCGGACCAATGATCCCCATGTCCATTTCGTTGGCGGTAGCGTTGAGAAACTCAACACGACGCATGTTAACCGTCTCTTTAACCGCCAGATTGACAGCACCGCGCGGAATAACCTGCGCATCGCCCTTGATCGACTCGTCGGGGTCGTATCTCATATTGTATACGAACTGGCGCTCGACAACTGGCATGATAACGTCGTTATCGATGTGCATAACCACCTGACGTATGCCTTTTCCGGCTGATCCCATGAGCATGGACAGGCCAGATGCGGTCCGACCAGCGCCTTTAACGTCTACATCCCCGTAAATATATGATGGAATGCCCGAATGATCGTCGGCAAGGCGACTAAAACGCTCATAGACAGCCATAAGAGTGTTAGCATTATCGTTTGGCTGGTTGAAACGTACTGCAGGAGCCGACGAACCCAGTGGATCATTGAGAACTTGCCAAATTTTCCAAGGATGAAGCTGCGTAATGTCTTCATTTGGCGGGATTCGCTCCAGATTCACCTCAACTTGAGGTCCGGAAGCGATGCTCATGTTGTTCACAAGGGCTCGCGCCGCTGCATTACAGATATTCTGAAGGTCTTCGATGATCTCAGGGATGCCACGGCCCCAGAAAGACCCCGGAGTCTTGATGAAAGAGGTCTTGGCGTAGGGTTTTTCACCTAGCGGATCATAGTTTAGCACCGCTTTGAGGACATAGTTCCCCACGAGCCAGACATTTGCGTCGTATTCACGAGCCTCATCAGGCACTTCTTCCTCGGTCATACCCCATTCACGGAGCATTTTACCGCTGATTTTGCCCCAGAACTCAAGCGCATCGAACATATCAGTCGGGCGCATCTCGGTATAGAACTTACGTTCTTCTTCCTCGCGCTCGGTCTCGACCGTTTCAGTCACCCAAGTCTGACCGGGTCCCTCTTCAAGGACCTTACGAATCGCCTGATCATCATATCCGGGTACACCGATCAGATCAGCCAGAGACATGCGGCTGAGTTTGTGGTGCTCAAACAAATAGCCGTCATTGATCCGGGTAATCCCCGGCTCAGGATAGATATTGAATGGGCTTACCCGTTCAAACTCCGGAGCAAGTCTTTCACCTGCTTCGACGATAGTACGCCCATCCGGGCTCTTTGCCCACGATAGATGGCGCTGACGACGTACGATTGGACCTTTAATGAAAGCGCAAGGAAAAGTAACCAGATCAGTAATAAACTCATTGAACGCCTCCGGCCAGCCACCTTGGATAAACTGATCGTCGATCTTAATCTTCATTTTGTCAACGCGCATTTGCGCTGCCTGAAGCGTGCGGAACCTGAGTTCCTGCGAAACGACTTCCTTAAGCTCCAGCATCTCCGATTTTGTCGGAGCCATGCCTGTACTCTGAATGATCTCAACAACCTGTTCGGCAAAGGCTTCCTGCAATTCGGCGCTATCATCGGGCGATAGGTCCGGAATGGGCGTAGGAGCCATATCCCACGGAGGGGTACCCGTATCCAACAGGATATCACGAAGCCAGCTTTCAGCCGCACGGCATTTGACTTCCGTCAGCATCATATAGACTTCGGACCCACCCTGCCTACGGATTCCATCCAGCTTATCCGCTTCATACTCCCCATTGCGCTGGCGCATAGCTTTAAGCATGATGTCATTTATAGGCTCACGTGCGATACGTGCGGCATCCCAGCACTCTTTAAGATATGCCGAGATGCCCAGCATGACTGAACTTTGCTGCCGCGCCTGAAGCTCGCGATCCATGCGTTCACGTTCAGCCCTATCAAGCTGTTCGTTACTGACGACGCGGAGCAGAGTAAGTCCAGCCATTACGCGATCATCCCAATCTGCCCAACCCAATCAGGGGCTAAGGTCACGCCGTCATCAGTCCAGCCGCCCAATTCGGCGTTATAGACATACTGCGTGATGGACGGGTCGAAGGGAGGCACGCCGCTGGTGTCGCCGTTGAGCCGGAGCCTGCCCCAAAATCCCTCACGCGGGACAGGCGCGGGCCACGGGTCTTCCGGGTTCGCAGGCGGCGTCACCGGCTCGTAGACCGTGCCGACGATGTTGAGAAACCAGCCGCCGGTTCCGCCCAGCGAGCCGTTCGTGATGATGGTGACGTTGCCCTCGGCGTCCTCGGTCGTGAAGCCAAGCCGCTCCGCGTCGGCGAGTAGCGTCTCGTAGTCGTGCGAGTTGAAGATGATGTCAGTCATTAGTAGGGGCTTCCAACGGTTGATTTCTGTTTGAGGATGGCGTCGGGGAGGCGTTGGTTGTAGAGGGCGAGCGAAGCTACCCATCCGTCTAAATATTCGCCTGAACCACTTGTCCCAAGATAAACATTGTTTGCTGTGGAGTTTATCTTGAAACTGGTTGAAGGATTTACAGCCCCATTGTTTGCAACAATTGATGTTCCGTTTGCATCCCAGCCAACAACGCCGCGAACGCTTCCACCAGTAAATGTGCCGCTTGCCCCAATTGCAACACCGTAAGAACCGCTGGTCGCGGCAGAAATGCTTGAATTACTAAAGTTGCTGTAAAGTAGGTATCTATATCCGCCGCTAAATGCGCCTAATATAACGTGATTTGCCGCGCCTGCTTCGAGCAGCTTTGACGTTTGAGCAGCAGCAGAAGCAGTCCCGCTCTGAGCCGTCGTCAGCGCGCTCCCCGACAGCTTCACAACATCCGCGACGCGTGTGACGCTGCCAGTTGTCGTGGGGATGTAGCTGGTGGGGAAGGAGCCTGCTTCGAGTTGTGCGCCCCAGAGGTAGACAGTCAAGCCAGAAGCTAATCGGCCAATCTGCAACTCGGAGTAAGCGTTATTCGCCACAGAATTACAGGTCAGCGTCAAACGATACCAGCCGTTTCCACAAGCCGTCATCGTCGCTGAAGCATTTGCTGAGACGCTCGATGTTGCACCTGTCGAGAAAGTGTAGGTGGCGTTGTAGGTGCTCGCTGCGCCGACGAGCAACTGCATCGTGTCGCTAGTCCCGGCCTTGGCATACACAGAATAAGTGTAATTCGCTCCGCCTGCCGAGGCCAAAAGACCCGCAGATGGGAATACATATCCAGATGCGGCTGTTGCGGTCAGGAGGTCTGCTGTCGTCGTCCCATCAGGGGAAGTAGCAGCGTTAGCGGTAATTGAAGCAGACGCTTTAGTCCACGCGGCATTATCAAACTGCTCGCTGTAGGTCAGGAC